CCGATCTACTGACAAAATAGTATAGGTGCCATTGAAAGTTGAAGGTGTCGCACCAGAGATAACTACAGTCATCGCATTTGTAAAATTATGATCAACGCCACATGTAGCTGTGATAATTCCAAACCCATCAGAAACTAAACTGGTAATATTTAAAGCGGTGCTTACAATTACAAACGAATTATCCACGACCACATATTCATACTGCGCTTCAGATACTAAAATAGTTCCTAACGGAATTATAGTACTGGCAACCCCAGTCATTGAAACATTTCCAGTCGCTACTCCAGCTGCTTTTAAGTCTATATTTTTTAAATAACCCCAACGCCGAATAAATGTTAAATCAGTTGCAGTTTGTAAAAAAAATTCCTGCTGCAACAAATCTATTTTTTTATATGCGTCAAAAATTCTTCCAGCAATACCTGTAGCTAAAGCGCGAATTAAAGAATTTCTCAAAAAAGGATTAAGTGAAGGCAAATTCGCTTGAATATCAGCGAATATTTTAAGTGCTACTTCTTTTCTACTACTTGGTGTTGATACTGCCATTATATTTCACCATCTACAAAAGATCTTCGCCAAACATCATAACCCACAGCTGCAACAATGCTATTATTCTTATAATATTTAACATATAAAATAATTGTCATGCTATCTAACATTTCTCCAGAAACCGCAACTTTAGTCGCATACTTATCTTCCACAAACCAGTTATTAGCATCCTGTATAAAATCAATAGCTTTATTTAAAGTAACCTGGTCTAAACGCGCTTGAGAAAGAAGCCATAATTTGGAACCTATTTCGAAACCCACTATTTCAGAAGCTTCATTCCCACACCACCCGCGTCTTTTTTGAGGTATTTTTATCTCACTCTCACTAGCGCGACGTTCACAAAAAAAAGACATCTGAATAGCCGTATCGAAACCTTCTATTGTCTCAATATCACCATTTAAGATTGAAAAATCATAATAATCCCCGCTAGTTATACGCATTTTGATGTCAATAATCTTAATCATGCTAAAATTATACTATCAAACTTTAAAACAAGCTAAACCGCAAAAAATAGCACTAGAGCGCAAATCTAAACCTAACAAAACAAATTATTCCCAAACTAACGCTTCTAATTGCGCTTTGCCATTAGTTATTAATGGCTCTAGCTTTTCTGCAATATTAGATTTTTCTAACGCTGTTGCAGCACCCGCATAATTAACATTGGTCTGTATATGCACCACTTTGTTCAAAGTAATCATGCAGTGCATTATTTGCAACTCAACTTCTTTTTTAAGATCATTTAGCTCTAGAATATATGTATCTGGTCTATCCATCAATCACCTATGAATTTGAATACGTCAAACAAAACGGTCTAAATCCAGAAGAACCGCTTCCAGTAAAATTTCCAACCCCGTTATAAATTTTTAACACTCCATGAGTATCAATAGTTATAAGAGATGGAGCGCTTGCATCTGTTCCATTATTAACAGTTCTGGGAACGAAAAAATGCTGCGTCGCCGAACCGGAATAATATGCAGCCGGCAATGTAGCTGAAATATACGAAGCAGTTGTTGCAGTAGCTAAAACTGCAGGAAATAAAATTGTTACAACATTCCCGACAATTTGAAATGTAAGTTGAACCGTTTGACTAGCAGCCCAAATTCCACTGAACGCAATACTTGGTTTTTCTAAATTATATTTTGTAAGCGTGGCTTCATTATTTATAATCAATCCAATGATTTTCACACGTCCGGTTGATCTCTCAACGGTAACTTTTGTATTTCCACTATCGTCTAAAATGGTTAAATCCGCACCGCTCCAATCTAATATCTTTGCCCCTAGCACATTGTTTAAGGTTCTTAAAGCAGCATCAACTGATAACTGAGGTGTAACAGCACTATCATTCAGGTTAACGGCTGATCGAGCGTTAGCATCTCTTAAAACTAATGTATTTGGCGTAGCTAGCACTGTGGCGTTTGAGGTTAATAAATATGCGCTGTTCCAATTAGATGGGGCATAAGAAGTAGGTAAATCTATATTTACTCCGCCATCGCCATCATCTGTAACAAGCAAAGAAGTAGTATGTACCCAGTCGATTAAATCTGTTGTCCCAACATCCCCCGTTGCATTTGAAGAGAGTAATCGAGAGTCAGAAATAGTTGTTATTTGTAAATTATTAAACTTGTTTTTACCTACCGTTCCTGTAAAGTCCACATCTTGTTGAGATATAACTTTAAAATCTTTTGCGCATGTGATAGTATAAGAATCATCTGTAACAATAGCAATTTGTTTTGGAGCATATTGTGAAATACCTGTATCTTCAGAAAATAAAATATATGCTCCAGAAACAGGATTACCTATTTTTACTTCTCCTTCTTTTAAATTTTTAAACCTATCCTTTTGTCCATATGGAATCCCAGCTAAATTAGCTTCAACTCCATTCTTAGACATTAAAATCAAAGGAGTTCCTACAGGGGGATTAGCATAAAGACCATATGGTAAAATATTTTCAAATGGAACATTTTCTTTTCCAAGATATGTACAGTATGCTCCATGGACTGATCTATCATCAGGACCTACTTTAGAAACATATCCATGCTTCAAAACACTTTTAATAGAAGCTATTAAATCAAGCATACTAAATCTCCGCCCACGTAATACCCGTTCCTTCTTTATGATGCTTTTTATGTTTAGGGTCTTTCTCAACCTCAAGTGTAAAGGCATCGCTCGTAAGAAACTTCATTTGACACTGAGACCCAGATGAATTTTGAGTATAAACAATATGCGTAATTAAAAGAATAGAATCAACATAACAAAAAGGATCTAATACACGAACTAATCTATTAGGTAACCATATACCATTATCGTTTAAAGGCTTAAACCCAACGACTGTCGCGTTATAAACAAATGATTGCGCTCGTCTAAAATTCGCTTCCCATTTAACACGTGTTGTAGCATCTTCATCCCCATGACTACAATCTTGACTAGTAAAATCATAGATGCGACTATTCCTAATCTCAGAATCTGTAGCAGTCGCTTTAACGACTACATTTTTCTCAGGATTAGGTTCAACATTAGACTCAAAAAGAAAAGTCATATTCTCTTGATCTAATACTTCGTACAAGTGAAATCGTTTAGAATCATCAAAATCTGCATTAGAACTAACAATAACAGGAGCATCCTTCTCAGACTTAGACAAAAATGTCTGATATGTGGCTGCGCCCGCGCGAACAAACTCAATATCTCCATCAGCATTTGTAGACAACATAACTTGACACTTCTGCGCATAATTATGAATAAATTCTGCTGCTGATATCTGAACAGGTGATGAAATAATTTGTTTAATAGAATCTAATTGATAAGGGTTAATTACTTTAATATGAGATAAATTCAACTTAGCCAGCACACTTCTAACAACAGACTCCAATGTCAATGGAGGTTTTAAATGAATATCATGCAACCGACTATCAATTATGTCACATGTTCTATCTCTTCCCGATATAGTTAAAGTGTGACTATTTGCAGAATGCTCGGGAGATATCTTTTCAACCCACCCATTAATAATTTTGATGCCATTAATGTAAATCTGACATGACTGTCTCCTTTTCACAGGAAAATCTTTTGACATGTCTACATGCGTTGCAGTAAAAGAAAATGTTCCACAAAAATCCTCAATACTTTTGGTAATAGTAATATCAATCCAGCCATCGTATTGAACACCGCCCACCGCAATTGTAATAATATCCTTTATCATTCCTGCAATACCTTTAAAGTTCCAGAAACCCGATCTGGTTTAAAAATATGATTTAAGGTTATCAAATCATTCCAATTATCTGTATTTCCATAATAATGATATGCCAATACCGCAAGAGGTTGTTCTTTCGTTTCTATTTCAACTACTTTGCTAACATTTAAACGCTCCTGATCAAAAAAAGATTTCATTAAAATTCGCATTTCGTCGATATAAGAAATCATATCGTCAGAAATAAAAACAGATTCATTATTAATAAAATCATCATACTTAGAATTTAACTGAAGTTCGATCGCGTCAATCTGCTGATCATTTGTATAATCAATTAAAGTAGCCGCATCAAACATATTAACAAGTAACAACACATTAATAGTCCCATTCAAAAGTGTTAAAACTTGTTTACGCTGATCTAACTCTTCCGTAGAAAAATTTAAAAAAATATCATTAAACCCAAAGGAAAAAACACTACTACTCAGATCAAATCTTTCCTGACCATCGGTGGAAATGCTATCAACTGCATTAATTAACGAAGGAAGTTCAGTACTTATCGTATCCGCAGAAGCAACAATCGTAAACGCATCGTTATAAAATCGGGTATTTTGGGATTTGAATGCAGAACCAGCATCTTCAACTCCATTAACTACACTCGTAACAGAATTAACAATTCCACCGCCGATAGCCGTAACTTCTCCAATTGTTTGAGTAACTCCTCCTATAATAGCACTGCTAACAGCTCCTAATTGATCCGCTAATTCTCTAACTTTTTGAGCTATACGATCTACAGTTTTAATAGCAGTTAAAATATATCTAAGTTTTAGATCCTGAGCTGCAAAATTATAAATCTTATCGTAAAAAGATGAAATTTGAGTAGCAACATCCGACGTAGGAACAGGATAAGTACTTTTTAAATCTTCCTTGAACACTAAAGAATATTCAATAATGCCTAAATTATTAAGACTAAAATTTCTAGTGAACCCAATGCAAAAACAAGTCAAAGCGCCAAGTTCAGGATGCATTAAAATGCCTGATCCGATACTATTTAATTGCGTCTCCAAATCCTTCGCATCTTCTTTAAAAAATGTACCTTGAACCACTCCCGTTATATTAAAAACACGCGTATCTTTACCAGCATCCTCAACAATATCTTCACGATTATAAATAGAGTGTACTATAGTCCTACGTCCATCCGTCCGACTTTCATTCTTAAAAAAAAATTCAGCTCCTTTAAAACTAGCTGGATATAATCTATCTGTTAAAAAACTCATGCTTACCTCGACATTGCCATATTAGGAGATAAATTAAATCCTATAGCCCCTGTACTAGATCCCTTAACCGCCTTAACATATCCTTTAGGATCATCAATTGTTACATGTAATTTAGAATCAACCGCATGGGTTGTTTTTGCAGCATTAGAATGAGCTTCTGTCACTAATTTAGAAATTTTATTGTTTGCTGGAATTGCAGCAGGCATTCCAATATCCCCAAAAAGATGAGGACTCAACCCCATTTTTCCTAATAACTCTTCAGATTTAACCTTACCATACTGAAACGCGAATTTAACTAAAGGTCCAGAAGGTCCAAAGGCATTAGCAATCGCATCCCCTAAACCATCTACAGCACTCCTAACCCAATTAAATTTTTTATAAAGCCAGTCTAACGCTTCACCTGCTGCCCATATTAGCCCAATTGGTCCAAGCGCGCGCTTCCATAAAAAACTAAAAGAAACTCCTAAAATACGAAGAGCCGCAGCTGCGGCGGGAACTCGGGGCGCAATTAGTGCCAGAAATAAAATAAACTTTCCTAACGCGGAAACAACAGGACCTAAAATAATCCCAAAATCCCAAATACCCGTGATCCAATTCTGAGTAGATTTATCGCTTCTATCTGCCCATCGAACAAATTGAGTCATTTTATCAATCATCCATTTAATTCCACCCTGCTGTGAATCTATAAACTTC